TATCCAAGCTGCTACAGATTTCATGCGGCGCTGTATATACAGACGACAAGGATGTGGTGGAGTTCGACGCTGGGCCAAGGCTGGCGGTGCTTGAGGAGATTCTGGGTGAGACAGAGCGCAAGGTATTGATCTTCGCATTGTTCCGCAGCAGCATCGACAGCATCTACCACCACCTGCTAAAGAAGAACATCAACACAGAGTGCATACACGGCGGCGTAACACCCAACAAACGTGCGGATACAATCCGCCGCTTTCAAAATGAGAAAGACCCAAGGGTGCTAGTCATGCAGCCCCAAGCATCGGCACACGGGATTACCCTAACAGCCGCTGACACAGTTATTTTTTATGGTCCGTTGATGTCTGTTGAGCAGTACATACAGTGTATAGCCCGTGCCGATCGCAAGGGTCAGAACGCGGATAAGGTAACAGTTATCCACATAGAAGGTAGCCCGATAGAGAAGAAGATGTTCACAGCTTTAAGCTCCAAGGTTGTGGATAACTCTTTGCTTACGCGCATGTTTGAAAACGAAATAAATTTTTAAGAAAGGGTATTGCAAAGCCAAAAACTCATGTACACTTGTCAAACGCTAGACATAATAAGGAGAAAGCAAAATGGAAGAAGACATCATCCCGATGGATAAGTTAGCCCGTATTTATCGCAAGATCAAGACGGAAATTGATACACTGACCAAGGACTATGACACCAAGGTCGAGTTGTTGAAAGAGAAGCAAGACACGCTAAAGTTTGCTATGAAAGATCAGATGAAAGCGCTTGGCGTTAAGTCTGTTCAAACCGAGTTTGGAACCGTGTCCATGATTAACAAGACACGGTATTCGACACAGGACTGGGACTCGTTCAAGAAATTCATAATTGAACATGAGGTGGTTGATCTGCTTGAGAAGCGCATAGCGCAGACCAACATGATTACCTTCCTTGAAGAGAACCCCGGCCTAGTCCCTCCCGGACTAAACGCTTTTTCGGATTTTGAAATCCGAGTAACTAAACCAACCAGCAAGTAAGGAGATTACCATGAGTAATGTAGTAGCATTTAACGCATCGCAAGTACCAGCTTTCGCTCGTAACAACGAGTTGTCCGATACAGCCCGTGCCCTAACAGGTGGCGGTGGTGCATCCGCAGGCAAGCGCATCTCGATTAAAGGCGGCGTGTTCCGCTTGATGTCAGATGGCAAGGAAGTCACATCCATCGAAGACCGCCACTTGGATGTCATCATCATTAAAGCCGCCGCTAAGGTAGGCCGTCAGTTCTACGCTGCTGCGTATGACAAGGATGCCGCTGGTGCTGCACCTGACTGCTGGTCTAACGATGGCGAGAAGCCTGACGCAAGCTCCAAGGCAAAGCAGTCCATCACCTGCATGGCTTGCCCACAGAACCAAGCGGGTTCAGGTACAGGTAACAGCCGTGCTTGCCGCTACCAGCAGCGTCTGGCCGTGGTGTTGGAGAACGACCCAAGCGGTTCAGTGATGCAGATGGTGTTGCCAGCAACATCGGTGTTCGGTAAAGAAGAAGGCGACAAGCGCCCATTGCAAGCGTTCGCACGCTACCTTGCAGCGCAGAACCCTCCTATCAACCCCGAGCAGATCGTGACCCGCATGAAGTTCGACACCAAGTCGGAGTCCCCCAAGCTGCACTTCGCTCCTACCCGTTGGTTGACAGATGACGAGTACGAGATTGTGAAAGAGCAAGCGCAGTCCGCTGACGCTATGAAGGCTGTTGTGATGACAGCCTCGGCAACCGATGGCGCAAAAGCCGCACCTTTGAAGCTCGAAGGCAAGCGGCCTGCAGTGGTGGAAGAGGAAGACGAAGCCCCTGCACCAGCACCCGCACCAAAGACCCGAGCGAAAGCCAAGCCAGCACCTGCGGTGGTGGAAGACGACGACGAAGCCGAAGACACAGCGCCCGAGCCGGAAGTTCGCAAAGCAGCGCCCAAGGCAACAGCAGTGCCAGCAGGTAAGAGCAGCCTAGCCAACATCGTGGCTGACTGGGACGACGAGTAAATAAGTTTCGGGGGGAAAGCGGGAGTCGCCTCGCTCTCTACCAATAAACTGGTGCCGTTCACAAGGAGAGCACCGTCAGTACCCCCACCTAACACTATGGCCTATTCACAGAAAATCATCGACGCGGTAGCTAAGGCACCGAAGACTACGGGGAATCAGCTTGCACGTTGGGCTATCCACTTAGATTTTCCGGTGACGAAGATTGCCTACGCGCTCGGGGTAACACGCCAAACCGTTTACAACTGGTTTGAGGGTAAGGATATTTTTGTCGCTTACCAAAATCGTGCCGAGTTCCTATTACAAATAATGTCCACATCGAAAACAGCAGATGAGGCTTGGAGAAAAATATGCAAAGAATACAACTTGAAACCTTGAGCCCACGCACACTTACCGACAAAGAGATCGTGCACTATGTAACGCTGTACGCTACATCACAGCTACCTGCAGCATGGGTAGAAGAAGTAGTCGCTCGCTTTGCAGCCATCGTAGACAAAAAATAATCCCACCCCAAGGAATCCTATGGACCCGCTTGAATTTATGGCGGCGGTCCTGCCACCTCCCGGTAACGGGCGGTATTGCGTGGCGGAACTGACTAAGAAGAAAGAGCATATCTATGTTACCGATCTGGAAGATGTACGTGCCCCGATAAACCGATGGAACAAAGCAAAGCTGGACATCTACTTTGCGTTGGGTACGTTTGGAGATGACGACAGCCGCGTAGCTGCCAACAGCCGCATGGTCAAGTGCATCGCTATTGACGTTGACTGCAACCACCCGAAGGACATCCCTAACGCTGAAGGCGTGATTACTACCAAGGCATATCCGTCAGCGAAAGCTGCGGCGCATGCCATCATGGACTTCTCTGCCGAGGTTGGCTTGGATGCGCTAGGTGCTCCGTGGCTTATTGCATCCGGCGGGGGTGTACATGCCTACTGGCCTTTGAAGGAAGCTGTGAGCATCGACGAGTGGAAGCCTGTGGCTGAGTCGTTCAAACGCTTGTGCTTGTTTAAGAAGCTGGGCATCGACCCAACGGTGACGGGTGACGCTTCTCGTGTGTTGCGTGTGCCAGCAACAATTAACACGGGGTTCAAAGCCAAGAAGCAGGTGCGCGGCGAAACCAATGTGCGCTTTATGAATGAGGGCGATTACTTTTCGCTTGACGACATACGCGACTTGTTGGAATCCCAGTTGATCGGTACAGCGTTCGAGTTGAAGGTGCAAGCGAAGCCGAGCATGGCGCTGGCACTACCCGGACAAAGACCTGCGCAAGCAGTCACGACTTCGACGGTGCAGTTATTCCCAAACAGCGTAACGAAGTTCAGCAACATATTCAAAGCGACTAAGGCTGGTAAGGGTTGCGGGCAGTTGGAGTTCTATGCCACTCATGCAGGTGATGACGGTATGGAACCGCTGTGGCGCGGCATGCTTAGTATTGCTCAGAAGTGCGCTGACGGTGAGAAGGCATCGTTGTGGCTCAGTAGCCTGCACCCCTACGACGAAGACAGGATGCGTACGAAATTGGCTGAGATCAAGGGGCCATATCCATGCACGAAATTTGACTCAGAGAATCCCGGCATCTGCACTAATTGCCCGCATTGGGGGAAGATTACAAACCCCTTGATGCTAGGCCGTGAAGTAGCGCTGGTGACTGAGGAGAAGCAGATCGAGGTGATAGCCCCCGGAGTTGCAGAAAAGGTGCGCAACGTCTTGCGCCCAGAGGCACCCAAAGGTTACGCCTACGGTAAACACGGCGGGATTTTTGCAGAGAAAGAATCCGAAGGGCCGGACGGCACGGTAGATAAGCGTCAGGTCTTGCTGCTGTCTTACGACTTGTTCCCTGTGGACATCCTTGTAAGCAATGGTGAGCATGTGATTCATATGCTGGCGCTTCGCCCCGAGGGAGCGCAGACAGTAACCGTAGCCCAGAAAGCCGTCGTCAGTAAAGACGACACCATGAAGAGCCTCGCTAACCAAAACGTGATTGCATCGTTTGGCGCGGGGAATGACCAAAACCTATTTTCTTATGTGAGAGCGAGTGTAGAAAAAATGTCAACAGAAAAAGCACCAACACGAGTACCCGATAGCTGCGGCTGGCAGAAGGACAACACCTTTGTGTACGCAGGGAAAATCTATTCCCCCAACGCAATGCCTGTAACCGTACCTATGGCGGGATTAGAAAACATTGTCAACAACACGCAGCCCACGGGCAGCATACAGGGTTGGCGCAATGTGATTGATATGCTTATCAAGCATAAGCTGTGGGATCAACTGGCGATCGTCTTGGTGGGCGCTGGCGCTCCGCTGATGAAGTTCACTGGCATCTACGGCATGACTTTCCACTGTGCGTCAACGTACTCAGGCACGGGTAAGTCCTTGGCATTGGAAGGTGCGGCATCCGTGTGGGGACACCCCGTCCACTACCGTACGGGTAAAAGCACTTCGCCAGTAGCCATGCAGCAGCGTTTGGGTTTGCTCAACAGCATGCCTTTGATTACAGACGAGATCACCAGCAAGAACCGTGCGGCTCCTGAGTGGTTCTCCGAGTTCCTACTGGATATGACTGAGGGTCGCGGCAAGGAGCGTATGGAGTCTGGCTCCAACAAAGAGCGCCTGAACAACTCAACTTGGATGTCCAACGCCATCATGTCGTCCAATACCTACGTGATCGACACGCTGCTTGGCACACGCAAGCACGCTTCGGAAGGTGAGATTCGCCGGGTAATCGAGTTCGATATGGACAAGGTACTTACTTGGACTCCTGCCGAGATTGAGGTTATCAAGTCCTTGGCGCACAACTACGGCGTGGCTGGCGAGATGCTGGTTCAGCACATGGTGGACAACTATGAGCGCTTGGTGTCTTTGGTTCCCGAGGTGGTTCGGCAGATGTACACCGAGTACGAGGCTACCAATGATGAGCGGTTTTGGATGGCTGGCGTAGGTACTGCGATTGCGGCCGGTATCCTGATGAGCGACAACAACGCAGGGATTGCCAACTTCCCTATGAAGGAGATCATTGCAGCGTTTGGTCGGCGTATTGAAGTCATGCGTAAGGCTATGCACGGCAACAAGCGGGATGCCGAAGACATCCTCAACGCCTTTATCCGCGACAACTACGGCAGCTTCGTCATCGTCAACTACGGTGATACTGGCGGTGTGCTTTCTGCTATGGGAGACGGGGCGGTGATAGATAAAAATACAACCCGAACGGCCGTACAGGGGCGTGTAGAGAACGGGGTCACGGTCAACTGCTCTGATTTGTATATTGAAGAGCGCGTACTGCGCACCTTCTGCTCATCCATGAGTTTCGGTTACACGGACTTTAAGAAGCAGTTGGAAGCTCACCCGCAGATGAGGGTGTCGTATATAGCGCGTAAGGACTTGATGGGGAAAACGACGGGCCCCGCCATGCGGGTAACGGCGATCAAGATCACACGGCCCTTAATCGAAGATGACGCTGAAGATTAACTACCCGTGGGAAAAGGTAAAGAAGGGGCAGGGGTTTTTCGTCCCCTGCCTCGATACCGCAGCTACGCGTGAAGAAGGTTTGAAACGCGCCGTGTTCCTTCGTGTGTTCGATGCCCAAGCAAAGGAAGGCATCCAAGAAGGGTTTACGGGCGTTTACTTTTTTAGGTTGCCTCGGCGCGTTGTATAGCCTTCATGTAGCGTTCAGACTGTAGCTGGCGCTGCTTGTTCAGTTCTTCGATACGCTTTGCCTTGGCATTCCCATCTAGGCTAGACCCCCGAATAATGTTTTCCTGTTTGCGTATCTGCCCCATGACCTTCTGGTACTGCAACGCCATAGGAGCCACCCGTATTTCTGCGCGGTGGTCTTGCAAGTACTCCTTGGCATCTTCAATTTTCCCTGTGCTGCGGTAGTTGTCGAAGGTACGTTTGGCTTGCAACGCCTCGTCTGCCAGCTTGTACACAACGTCCGCATCTTCACCACCGTACTTGCGTTGGAAGGAACTGCCAATCAACGGCATCTCAGATAACTTACGAGTTGGCTCCTCAATGCTGCTGTCCTTGGCAAACAGGCTGTCGGCAGAAGCGGCAACCATAAGCGGTAGCTGACCCAAGTACCCGGACACAATGTGCTCAAGCTGAACTGGGGACAGCCCGGGAACCATACGCCCAAACCACTTAGCCAACTCGGTAGTGTTAGCGTTGTACTGTGCCTCGGAGTCCAGCTTTTCCAAACGCGTGGACAGTATTGGGTTACCGGAGAAGAAGCTCTTGTTGGCGTACACCTCTGCAATAGGTTTAATAATCTGCGGCATACCCAAGTTGCTGGCTCCGGGGATAGCGCCCACGAACATGTCTTTCAAGGCACGTAGCTGTTGTGGTGTGTTCACCTCACCCTTAATTGCGTCAGCGGCAGCAACGCCAGCAGAGAAGAACCAACCAAACTCGTAAGGGATAGGTATCTTAATAGGCTCATCCACACCCGGCAAAGGTATGAAGAAGTTGCTGTACCGATCTCTGGGCTTGGCGTTCTTGTAGTACTCATCATCGTCCATAGCCATTGCGTAGGCAATGCCAAACCCAGTCAGCATCATGGCGTTGTTAATGAATTTCTTTCTGATCTTCAACTGCTCGTCGAACGGCATATTGCCCCGCGCTGCCTTGAACAACACGCTCAGACCCTGAATCTGTGCGTTGAAGAACGGTATCATCCGGCTGGCGTACTGCACGGTAGGCGACAATCCGCGCTTGTAGAAGTTCATTGACTCCCGAACAGCGTAGCTTGCTTCTGCTTCGGACAGACCGTTCTTAATAGCGTTGTCGTATATAAGTGTGCGAGTAGCCGCGTCAGCTTTGATGGCTAGATTGTCCGCGCCTTTGAACAGTTTTCCTAGTACGCTAAGGCTCTTGCCCCCAGCCAACTGAAGCGCCATCTTATCTATGTCCGCTGGGCTACCGTCAAATATACCGCTCTGCACCAAACCTTTTTCAATCAGCTTAGCGCCAGTTTCGCTTTGTCCGGTAGTCATCTTCAAGAACTCTTTGTTGGCTCTGAAAATAGCTGTAAGCGGGCCGTAGTCCAAACCTGCTGTAGCCGTAGCTGCAAACGGATCACGGATTAACTGGCGAGCCAAGTAGATAGGTGTGCGGGTAACGCCCGCACGAAGCAGGTCACCTGCGATACCACCTAGTTTCAGGAACGCAGGCAGTGTAAGGTGTGCGCCTTCCAAGCTCTTGATGATGAGTTCAGCGGGAATACCGCCGAACATGGTGTCGTTTGTCTGTATACGTAACCAACGGTCGCCCTTATCTTTAGGGTCGCTTGGGTCAGGTTCCTGAGTCCAACGAATGATGCTTGGGTCAGCAACGCCTTGTCCCTTATGCACGGGCATAAGGTTCTTTTTGTCTTGCCCTTGGCCTTCCCCTGCAGCTTGCATAGCGTAGGCTATGTTTTTCTGCGCCATGTTGGTCATGCCTTTAGTGACCAGCAGCATGGTGTTACGCATGATAGACTGGTTCAACGGCATGATCTTAGCGTCGCCGCCTTTTAACTCGGCAAGGTATGGCTGGTGCTTGATGTCACCGATGGTTATGGTCTTCTCACCACCGAAAACAAGTTCCGCATTGCCGTTAGGCAAGACGCGGTAGTAAGGAACGTAGTCCTCATCTTTCAAGAACGCCTTTGCGTCATCACGGGAAATAGCAGCAACTTGCGGTGAAGAAAGCCACTCGATCATTCCCTTGTTGTAGGCGTTGTACAGCTTGCGGGTCTTTTCCAGCGCAGCTTTTAACTCTGGGTCAGCATCTACAGAACGCATAACGTCCTGAAGTTCCTGCTCGGTAACGCCCATAGCGCCAGTATCCAGCTTGGCCAAGCCCTTGTTCATAGCACGTTGGGCAATCATGTACATAGAGGCCATACCCATCTTGGCTTCGGCGTTACCGTAGCTGTCAGGGATGTCTTGCACAGAATCAAACACGTCAACCGCGCTGTTCTCCATAGAGCTACGGACTTCGTAGTAGCCCTTGTCGTCTTTGAACATCTTAGGAGGGCCAGACGAAAGCGCCATCTGGGTGACGGGCATGTGCTGGTCTGCAGCGGTGATGCTAAAGATGGCCTGACGGAACAACTTGGTGCTGCCCATAGTGCGCGGGTCTTCCACAGCGTTGTTGAGCGCAGTAATAACACCTGCCCGCATATCAGCGGTCTGCATTTGGGCTTCCAGCGCGATGTTGGAACCCAGCTTTTCGCGCAGTGTTTTTGGTTGGGCTACTACGCGCTGCGCTGCTTTGGACAGAGCATCGTCAGACTTGTAGTCTGCGGCGCGGAATACGGCTTTTTCTACAGCAACTTCACCGCCCCGACCGCCTTTGCCTGTTTGAACATACTTACGTGCGCTTTCAACCACTTGCCGCACTTCTTCGTCTGATACATTTTTAGATTGGAAGGTACGAGCAAAAGCACGTTTAATGACGTTGTATATACGACGCAAAGCTGACTCTTGTTCGGCGGTTGGGCCCGTCTCAGCAATATCAGCCAGTACTTCTTCTACAGCGGTTTCTTTGGATAACCGAGCGTTTGCCTTCATTTTGGCATCAGCCTCCGCACGTACGGCTTTGTTGCCGCTATAGATACGGTTCATTTCAACAGCGTATTCACCGCCTAGCACTTCACGCAAACCAAAGTGGCCTGCAATCTCGTGGGCTACAGTGAGCGCTACGTCTTCACCTGTGTGCAGGTTCTCAGCTACCAAGTAGACCTTCTTGGTCTCGGTATCGTACAGACCGGGAATTTTCCCAGTCATATTGTCGCGCTCAGCTTGCTTTTGGATATGGAGAGGCAAACCTTTTTCTGTAGCCACAACCACAATTTCGGGAATAGTTGTCCAGTTCGCTGTGATGCGATCAGCCAGACGCGCCACTTCCTGCTCTTTCATACCAGCGCCTTCACTGGTCTTGGTGCGGTACACAGCGCCTTCTTCACCTAAGTCTTGACCAAGGGGCGTGTCAGAGATAGCGTCTTCGCTGCGCTCGGCAGCAGTCATCTCACCAACATCTTCCAAAACGCCAGCTTGTTCACGCGCCTTGGCAGTTTCCTTTTCCAGCGCGGCAAGGCGTGCTTTTGCATTAGTAAGCACGTCTACGTTAAATGTCTTGCGGCGACCAGCCGCATAGTCCGCTTGGGCTTGTTGTAGATTAGCTATAGTCTGTTTCATTCCTGAAACTTGGGAGTTCAGCGTAGACAATCTATCGAAAGCGGCTGCTTGCAGCGCAGTTTTCTGAGCCAAGTCCATTGACTTAACTTCTTTTTTGGTCAGTTTTTTGCCCGCAGCGATCTTCTCGGCGGCTAGCTGGTTACCAACCGCAACCGCTTGTTTTGCCGTAGGTATTTTTTCTATGGGCGCTTCGGACAACTTGGTCTTTGTAACGCCCGGAATCTTCTTGCTTTCTTCGCTTCCTGAGCGAAGTTTGCTTGGTTCTGCAGACTGCTCGGTGGTAACAGACCCCATCCGACGCGAAAGTTTTCTGCTATCTAAAGCTAGTTTTGCCCGTGCATCAGCCAGTTCTTTGGCGGTTTCAGCCATACCCTCGGTGTTGCCTCGGGCCTTTTGCTTCTTCATTGTGGCAACGAGCGCGTTGACTTTAACTTCGCTTGCCCTGCGCTCATCCGCAGCATCCTCGGCCATTCCAATAAGGTCTTGTTCCTCAGCGGTAGCCGGTTTAATTTCGCGGATTGCGTCTTTGCCTTGACGCTGCATGATGGGGGTAGCGCGGGCCGCTAACTCATTCAACCTAGTTTCAGCCGCGTCTATGCGGGTTGACAAATCTGCCTGCTGTTTTAAGAAACCTTCGACACCTTTGAATGCTGGCTTCGTAAAGATGCTGCCTTTTGGACCGTACATGGTAAGGCTGGCTTTTTTACCGGGCTTGCGGGACTCGTAGAACGCGTCCAGTTTTTGTTTAAGCGCACGGAATTCCGCCACTTTTTCACGCACTGCGCTACCGCCGCCACCTGCACCGTGCATTCCACGGATTTGGTTAGCCATCATTTCCAAGCGAGACTCTTCTGCCCGTACTTGGGCGACGTTCATACCGGCGGCTTCTTCTGCCATTGCTTGCGCAAGGTAGCTTTCGGACTTGGCTTTTGCGATGTCAATCTTTTTAAGCAACGCAGCGCGTTCTTTGTCCATCTTCCCAATTTCCATCTTCAATTGGGGGACTTTGAGTCCATTTAATTGCTGCTCATAAGCTAACTCTGTCTGGATTTCATCAGCGGTAACAGCCGTAAATGCAGCACGTTCTTCATCAGTAAGCGCCCGGTAACGGCGAACGTCACCTGCATGCAACCAATTCCAGTTACGTGTCCGAGCCGCAGACATCTCTTCGGCTTTTTGTCTAGTGGCGTAGCTACGGTCGGTGGTATCACGCAGTTCATCCTGCGCTTTGCTGGCAGCTTCTGCACGCCGCTTGTCGTTAATTGCAACAGAAAGATCGCTTTGTACTTGTACTACATCTCGCTCAGTAAATGAACCCTTTGTCATGGTTGCTATTTTGGATAACGCATCTCTAGCAGCCATCACTGCCAACATACTGTCGATATGCGCCTTGGCAGCTTGCGCTGCTTCGGCATTGTTCTTCAAGCTGTCGAGCTTGTTCAGGGTGTTCTGCAGTTTTGTCTGCTGTTGGCCCAGAATGTCGAGCTTTACTTTGTTATCTTTAAGACCTGCATCAACAGTCTTGGCTTTTTTAGACGACTTACCAATGAACTTTTCAGTGGTAGCTATTTGTTCCCGAATGTCGTCCAGCGCGTTGTTGTAGACCTTGATACTTTCTTGTAGCTGCGCATGCTCTTCTGACTTTGAAGACGCTGACAGGCTCAGTATGGACGAGAACATGGGGTCGTCTTGTAAACGCCCGTAAGCAGCAATAGCTTTTTTTGCCTTGTTGTTGCCTGCCAAAATACTTTTTGCGGTGGCTTTTGTTTCCCACAAGTTTTTAAGGGAGCTAAGTTCTTGCTCCAATTCCGTAATGGACTGGCCTACTTTTTTAATTTCAGGCAGCGCTGCTACTTGCTTAGTTGCTTCTTTCTCACGGGAACGCATCTCTTTAACAGCAGCGCTGTTGAGGTAGCGTTGGAACATTGCAGGGGTAGCGCGGGTTAGGGCTACATCTTTCTCACCAAACAAGTCCATCTGGCCTGCTTGTTCTGCAGCATCCAAGTCCTCACGAACACGCAAGTACTGCTCGAGCGCATCAGGGTACATCCCCATCTCGATTGCAGTAGCGCTTGGGCCACGCAGGGTCGCCGCTTGTTCTCTTGGGCCACCGGTTTTACGTACCTTTGCAAGGTCGTCTACCCGTTTTTGGACTTTTACTTCACCTGTCGGGGCTTTAAATTCATCTGAACGGCCTTGGAATGGGCCTTCAATGTCTTCTTGCGTTATCAAACGGGCTTGGTATGCAGCCTGTGCGGGTTTTAACGCAGTTATTTTTTTCGCTTCTAAGTCGGCTAGTTGCTTGTCAATAACTTCTTTGTATCGCTTTGCGCGGGCTCTGGCTAAGTCTTTAGCGTCTGTGCTTGTACGGGTTCCAAAGTCTTTTCCGCTGGCAAGCGTAGGTGTTACCGTGCTTGTTGGGGGTGTCTGTACAGGGAACGCATCGTATAGCGCTTCTTTGCCTGCGCCTTTTGGAACAAAACCTTCTTCGTTACGTTCGATTCGGGCAAGCTGTTCGTCGATAAGCGTAAGAATACCGTCTTTGTCTGTCTCAGGAACACGGTTGCTCACCCGGGTCAGGAACGCGTACGCATCGTCTGACAGATCATCGCGGAGTTGCAAACGGTCAACACGCTGGCGCAGTTCTTCGGCAGTAAGGGGCTCTTCCGTACCTTCACGGCGGGGGTACAACTTGAACGGGGCTTCACCGCCGCGCTGTACTGGGCGTTTGCCTTCGTCTGGCGCTGTGGCAGTTACGTCTTCCCCTGTAAGAATCTGTTTCATTTGCCCAATCGGAGCAGAACTCGGTGTGGTAGGGCCGTCGTTTGCGCCAAACAAACCCAGTTGTTCGTTAAGAGCTACGGCCCCGGGAGTTCCGCTGCCTGCCATTTGCTTAAGCGGGCGGGTTTCTGGGGCTAAGCGCATTGCCCGATTTATGTCTTCGCCCCGCGCAGCGCTTTCTTTTTCAGCTTCATCTTGCAGTGCGCGTACGTCCGCCTCTTGTTCTTCAACACCTAAGTTCAAATTGGGTGCGTACTGTGCGCGAACTGCCTGCTGCCTATCCCCAGTAACAGTACTGCTGAACGGAAGAAGCTCCATCTCTTGCTGTGTTTGAGGTGTAGCTTGGCGCTGCAGTTCCACCATTTTTGTAGCAAACGCTTCTGTTGCGGCTTCATCACCAAGTTCTTTGGCCTTTTGCCATTTTGCGGTGGCGATCGCCAACTGCTCTTCAGGTGACTTAGGCAAAGCCTTCGCCAATTTACGAGCTTCTTCGAGCGCTTTTCTGACTTGCGTTATCTTTGGAGCAAGCCCGAGCGCTAGTGTTTCTTGGGGAGTAGCCGCGTTTTTGTTGGCTGTTTGGTAATCTTCGAGCTGTTGTTCCAGCGTTCGCACCTGTTGGCGAATATCTACGGGTTCAACTTCAGCTTCTGGAGCCACGCGTGTCAGTGGGTTGCCCGCTAAGTCTAGCTCTGGGGTAGCAGGTACCGCAGCACCGGGGAACAACCCTTCGGATAAATCAGATGGCAAGAACTGCTTGGAACGGCGATACTCTTTGGCAGCATCCGACAGCACCGCAGCATGTTCTTTTAACTGCAGCGCAGTTTCTTTGTTCTCTTGCCGTTGCTCTTCAGTTAGCTTTTGGTTCTTAGCGCCTTTGTGGATCGAAGCCTGCAAATCTGCTTGTTTCTTTTCCGCAGCTTGATACACCTGCTGTGCGTTAAGTGCGTACTCAGGGGTTTGGCGCTCGGCTTCCAGCTTTGCTTCAGCTTCGGCTTTGGCTTGGGACTCTTCGAGGCTGCGCTGCTTCTGTACTTCGCGTTGGTTTTGGTCGAAGCGGCCTTGTTCTTGTCCACGTTCAACATAGCGGCCTGCAGGAGCCAAGATACCACCAAGGACAGCACCGCCAAGGAAGCTGTCAAAATACTCAGCACGGGCTGCAGGGTCGGCAATGTTCAAACCAGCCTGCATACGCTCAAATACTTGCTGACCCGCCTCGGTCAAACCTTCTATACCCATTGTTTTACTGGTAGCAAACAGGTAGTCGGTCGCGGTTTTCTTAATGCCTTCCTTGGCTAAGTCCTGCGCTGCTTTAGCGGATATGTTTACGCCCGCCCGTTCAAACATTTTGCCGAGTCCGGGGATCATCCGCATACTTACGGTATCCAACGCCGCCTGTGGTATTGCGGCTAGGGCAGCAGCGCCGAGGTCAGTCTCCCCCAGCTTCTTGCCTGTATCCATTTGGCGGGATAAGTTTGAGCCAGTGAACTGCCCTGCGGAAGTTAAGCCTGCGGCACCCAAACCAAGCGCTGTACCTGCTAAGCCTGTTACGGGAAGTGATGCAGCGCCCACGCCAGCCACGACCGGAGCTACCATGTACGGAATAGAACCACCCGCCAGTTCAGCAATATTGGTCAGCGGTGCTTCTATAAAACTTTTTGTAGTTGGCGCAAATGTTTTCTTTTGGTAGGCTTCTTGTTCGGCGATGTACTTCTCTGCTTCGGGAAGCCCCATGATGCCCAAACGACCCGCTAGAGCCGCACCAGAACCCGCTAAGCTAGAAGCCCCTGCCTTAAGCGCAGGCATGAACCCGGACTTGGGCTGTTCTTGGGGTTCTTGAGACGCAAAAGCCTTTGGGTAGAGCCGTTGCGCTTCTGCAAAAGCGGCACTGATGTCTTCACCCTCACGCAAAGGAAAAAATGATCCATCGGGTAATGTGAGGGCTTTTGCCATTTTGTTCTTGCAGTGTTGTACCGGGGGCGCATCCCGGTTTTATTGCGCCTAGTGGGTATTATCCACCAGAAGGACGCGCTAGTAAAGATGCTTTTGAAACATCCACCGGTGTAAAAGCTTTCATAGCCGCTGCAAAATCCTGCGGTGTCATACCCATTCCCGGCCCTGCGGTTTTAAGGTGGTCTGCATACGCTTGTTGTATGTTGAACTTCCCTGCCGCAATTTCGGTTATCTTGCGCATACCGGCTTCTACATCGCCTTTACCAAGAGCTAATGCCAACTGCATTTGACCGCTAGGCATACCAGCAGCTTGTATCTGGACGGCTCGGTTTAACTCGCCTTGCCGTGCAGCAGCTTCTGCGGTAAAAATCTTACCGGAATCCTCACGTTTGTACCCTCGTTCTTTTTCACGCGCTTCCATACCACCTTTAATAGTTATATTAGCGGCGTTGGTTATCTTGTTTTCTGCGGCAGTAATTTCTTTTCGGCTCATGTTTTCAGAGTTAAACCGAAGTTCGTCGAAAGAATCCTTAGCGTCTTCGATCTTTTGGCGCTCGGCTGCAGTGAGTTTCAAGCCTTCGGAGTACATGCCCATACCTTTGGTAGCACCCTCGGCGATACCTGCCAAGCCCTTGCCTGTAGACTGCATCATTGCCAAACCAGCGTTGATAACGGCCATCTTAGCGTTAAGGTTCTCAGCCTTTTCAGCACGGTCTTCACGCCCTTTGATGCGGGACTCCTTACCACCGAGCAGCGCAGCTAGACCTTCTTTGCTTGTTTTAGCATTTTCAAGTTCTTTCCCAGCCATAGCCTCTTCTGACGCTTGAAGTTGCTTGCGGGAAGCTGCTTCGGGGTCTGTAGGTTCGCCTTGTGCAGCCTGTATTTTTTTGAGTAGCGAAGTTAAATCGCCACCTTGGGGTGCACGGGGACCCGCACCATCCACATTTAGTTTAGGTCCGGCAGGCGCTTGGGCATCCACCTTATCTGCAAGACTCGCAACCCCGGGCTGGCGGGTTGCTAAGTTACGTTCCGTATAAGGACGCTCATCAGTAGCCAAAGCAGCAATCGGCGCTAGGGCGGGGCGCAACATTCTTTGGTCTGCGGCATTGGCTACAGGGACGGCAGGCATTGCTGTTTTGGCTTGCTCCCGATCACGAAACTCTCCCATGCGCTGAAACATGGACTTAACAGGGTCGCCGGTTCTGGCGTTGCGTTCTATCCCTAAAGAATCCACAAATGTTTCCGCGTCGTTAACCCCGCCGCCCGCAAAAGCTACGATGCCGCCGCCTGCCATGCCCTGCATATTCGGGGCGGGAAGCTGCGCAATGCCTGAACCTTCGGGTAAACCCTGATCCTGTGGCGCTGCTTGTGGAGCCTGCATACTCTGCATTGGCGCTTGTGGAGCCTGTGGTTGTGCAATAGATTCCACGACCTGCTCGTTTACTTTAGGGGGAATACCCATCTGTTGGGGTTTACCCGCAGACATAATTTTCTTCTGCGCGTCGCTAGCTGCTTTAGCAGCAAGTAAGGCCATTGTGTCGTTCTGGTGCTGTGCCGCGTATTGTTGCAGCATCTGGGGTCTTAGCTTAGTAAGCTCTTTGACCATATCTTCCATGCGTTGGATTGACATACTTACCCTTATTTCATTCCGTGAATGAGGAGCGCTGCGAGTCCAGCGGGTTTCTTGGACTTGATGGAGCCGCCCTTGGCTTTCATAGTAGCGCCAAACAGGGACGTGCCCAAACCAGCCACTTGGTTAAATGTCGAAGGCTGCGCTTTGTAAAGCTCGGAACCCAGATTGGACATGGGCGCACCGCGCACAATGTCGGACATAAACCCGATCTGCTTGTACGGGTAGTTCTGCTCGGCCGTATAGTT